CCTCACGGGGAGCGGGCTCTTATGAGCCGCCCGATAACTCGGGTTTCCTGGCTTGCCTAGGTTGGCAAGTCAGGTAGTGGTCGTCAATGAGGCCGACGATACACTATCAGTTCGATATACACTCGAGCCTCGGAAAGTCGAGGTTCGATGACGGTGTATGATCGAACAAGGAGCCAAACGGACGAATCCGTAAAGGACTACTCAATAGTGGTCCGGAAGGATTGGTATCCGAATGACTTCACCGGTGCAGCAACGAATATTAGTTGCGAGTACTGGACACCTTCGCAGAGTGTCACCACTAGTGATATGGTGACACCCAACTTCCGCCGAAGGATTGCTAGAGGGGAGATTATCAATAACCCCTTTATCAGTCGTAAGGTGGCCTTCACCCCACCCAAACCTACGGCCTTTGCTCGCACGTATCATATGCCAGCAAGTGGGTCGCAAAACTGGGCGGGATCTTCTCAGTCGGGCAACCGAGCTCTCCTTCCGGAGAACTGGATGCAACCGATAACTGTGGAGATGGCCGGTTACACGGCTATGCGTCAACGTGTCATAGACACGGCGGTGCAGAAGGCGCACGCAAACATCGATGTATCAAAGATGCTAGCGTTAGCGACGGCTGCGGAGGGTGCCAAAACTGTAGATTCGATCGCCTCAATCCTTACGAGAGTTTACAAGATTGTCCGGGCAGTAACTCGCCTGGACGGTAAGTATCTTGCTAAACAGATTTCTCGGAAGGAGCTAAGCGATCGCTACATGGAGGCACGGTATGCTCTCAGACCCCTCATGTACGATGCGATGGGAGTGATTGACGCGCTTTACGAAGCTCGTCAGCACAACCGTTTCACCGGAAGGGGGTATGCGAGCGAGAGCGCTGCTTTCAGCACAAGTCCTGTGCAAAGAAGCTGCGGGTGGGCAATGGTTGGGGATTTTACCCAATCGTGGACCTACAGCGTTACCGCGCGTGCCGGAGTACTGGTAGGCGTAAACGTCAACCCCTATCAAAAATGGGGATTGGACCAGATCGCGGAGTCTGTTTGGGAGTTAATACCCTTCAGTTTCATCCTCGGCTGGTTTCTTGACGTTGGTACCGCGATTGCTGCGTTGACACCCAATATGGGCGTTTCGCAGTTGGCCTCTTGGGTCACCGTGAAGGAGAATATCCGCACGGAGACCAACATGGTTAGCGCACGTTCAACACTTGGTGCACCCTACACAGTTAAAGATGATCTTTTCTGGCAGGGTCAGTACCACGTGCATGAGGAACAGGTCCTCGAACGTATCGTTAATCCATCCCTGAGTGTGTGGCCGGCAGTAAATGTACGGTTGGACACGCTCAAAATCCTCGACCTTGGGCTAATACTTAAACAAGTTATGGCCCGAAAGTAGAAAGGAGCATGCCATGCAAGCTGACCAGATTACCCTTCAGGTAGATCCGGCCAACAACGACACCATCGTCCCGGAGGTATTCACTCGCTATGTTGAGAGTGAGAACCGTTCCGAGTACATTGGCGTCAACCACCTTCCGGAAGCGCGTAATAAATTCGCGCTATACCGGACTTTCCCGACCCGGAGTGGAAATTTCAAGGGCGTTGCCAAGTCCGCGGTGAAATTCACCGAAGACAAGGTTGTGCCTGGTGTGGATGCGGCGTCTTCACTGACCGCCCCAGCCATCCTCGAGATTTCCTTCTCGGTCCCCGTCGGCGTTTCAATCGCAGATATCGTTGCTCTTCGGCAACGTGCGATCGCCGCACTCGACGACGACACTGTCATGAACGCGCTTAATACGCAATTGCTGATCTAATGACTGAGAGTCTGATACAACAACTCAAGGCCATTGTCAGCGCAGTCTGCGAGTTCTTCTTTGCCTTCTGGCAAGGCTGAACTCCAGGCTGAGCGTATCTAGCAACCCGTTCGTGAAAGGTCGAATGGTATGAAATGTACTACGTCGAACAAGGACCTTCGCAGCCATGCGAAGGTCCACCTTCCCAAGGACTATCCTTGGATTGTACTCGGCCTCCTGGCCGATGATCTACGCGATTGCTTTCAAGAGAGTGAGTACTTGAGGGTAAAAGCCGTAGTCCGTTCACGCGACTTCGGACAGTACCTTCAACTCTCGAAAGAGTGGGGACCACAGAGTAATTTCCCTGCTGGAATGCGACAAACAACTATGTTTGCTCGCTACCAAATCGCATCCCTCCTCAAGAAGTTCCAATTCCCTGGCGATAGAAAATCTCGTCAAGAAGCTGCACTAGAAAAATTTGCTGCAGCTGAGTTAGCTTGTCGTGAATTCAACCGATCCGGTTGGAGGACCCTTGCTAACCCGGAAGAGGAAACCGACCTCCTGGTATTGACTTACGCCAGGAAGTACCTTGAGGACCTATTAGGTTTTGTGTTGCCTGATAGGGGGAAACTGACGGAATGGTCACGTCATGGACCAGGTTCGAACTTGGACACTAAGAAGCGTCAGACCTCTTCGTATCACAAATACGGGAACTGGCCCTACTCGTGTACAAGGCACGCACTTGGATTGGCACGGTTGGCGATTCAGGACGACGAGCGCTGGCTTGGAGCACTGGAAGATGATTACCGGAATCGATATTCGATTCCAAAGCATGTAATCCTCGACCAAGAAGTGTTCTGGGCTAGCGTGCTTAACGTCGTCCCAGGCAACCGTATCACTTTTGTGCCTAAGAATGCTCTTACTGAGCGTTCAATCGCGATTGAGCCCTGCATGAACCTCTACCTCCAGCTGGGCGTTGACGGTTATATACGTCGACGGCTCAAAAGGTGGGGAGTAGACCTTGATTCGCAAGAAAAGAATCAGCGTCTGTCATGCGAGGGCTCTGGCGGGTGGTCTGGGACCGATCCCTATGTTACATTGGATCTCTCAGCTGCTTCCGACTCCATCTCGTTAGAGGTGTGTCGGGTGTTGCTTCCACCCCCGTGGTACAACTACCTCATAAAACTTAGGTCGCCGTATGGAGACCTAGGTGGCAGAGAACTCGAATACGAGAAAATCTCTTCCATGGGGAATGGTTTTACCTTCGCCCTTGAATCTGCCATCTTCTCAGCATTTGTTTTCGCTGCGCAGAGGGTGATTCATGGGACCGTTTCACCTAGCGAATGTGCTATATTCGGGGATGATCTTGTCATCCGCAAAAGCATATCCGCTTTGGTTATTCGGTCGTTAGAGCGAGCTGGTTTTGCTATCAACGAGGATAAATCCTTCATTGATGGCCCGTTCCGCGAATCTTGCGGTGCGGACTGGTTTGCTGGCACTCCTGTGAGACCAGTGTTTTTCACGGAGCAGCCTACTACTGTAATGGGTCTTTGGTGCGATATCAATCGCATCCGCAGGATCCTATCCCTACGGTTAGTGGGTTTCGAGTTTCACTCAACACGGGCTATGGAAAAGTGGATCCCTGATTCTCTTAGGGATTGCACTGGACCACCGTCTGATGAAGAGTTCGACTCGTACTTGCATGTGTTGAAACCTCCGAAGAGGGATCGGCACAGCAGGTATCCATTCACCCGACTCGCTGTAACACGCGATAGGGTGAGGGGCGATAACTTCCTCTTCAGGAAGTTAATGCACCAGCTCCGAGAAGCACCGGTATCTCCTTTCCATCGTGACCGGTGGGGGGGAGGAAGTATCACGGGATCAGGAAGTCGATTCACCGTATACGGTTTATCCGTAACGGTGGGCCGAAAACGCTCCCTGGCCTGGTATTGGCCAGAAGAGTACGTTGACACAATGCTTTCGGATTAACTCCGCGGCGTTATGCCAATGACCCA